GCCTCAAGTCGCAACCGTCTAACGATGTCGATTTTTTCGCTCATTCGTCATCCTCTCCAAGTTCAAACTTCGGTGGGACTGCCTTGCCTTTAGAAACGACAACGCCGTTTACACGAAAGCAATATGGTTCTTTGTAGCAGTCCCAACCATAATGCTCTGCAATCTGCTGTGGAGTCAATCGCACATAGCAGTCATCGTTGGGGTTGGTCATGTCGGTGGTTTCGCAGATTCTCCTACGAGCCTCATCCCGTTCCTTTGTGACACGCTCAAAATCATCCCACAATTCATGGTGTTCCTTGTGTAGATTTGCAAAGCACTCTTGATACTCTTCAAGTTGCATTTGAAGTGCGTGTCGTTCGTCTTGGCACTTATCCAGTTGACCTTCGTAGGTTGGTTCGTAGTTCTTGCTCACTCTTCATCCTCCATCAAGAAGTTTTTCTCGGTGAGTTTTTCAAATCGCTCGTCAAGAGCCTTCTGCATCTTCTTTCCCTCTTCCGATTCCTTCCATGCTTCGATGGCAGGATGACTACAGGAACAGACAAGTGCTTCGTCGGTGTTTGGACCGACAAGCATTCCATCCCATTCGTTGCACCAATGCCAACCCTGCTCCCACTCTTCCTTGGTGAGTCCTTGACCTGTGCGCTCTAGTTCGATGTAGCGTTCTCTGTTCATAATACCAAAGGTGGGAATCGAACCCACACTACGAGATTTTTGAAATCTCCGACTCTACCGTTGGTCTACTTTGGCGTATTTATTGTACTAAACTCAGTTTCTAAACGCAACCACTTTCTAATACAATTGTCACTAACTCCATATTTTTTTCCAACTGATACGAAACTCATAGTTTCCAAATCAGTTTTCAACTCAGTCAAAGGTGGTCTAACTACTTTTCGCTTTTCTACTTTTGGAATTTTTGTATTTTTGTGATAACAAGTCGAAGAGCAATATTTTTTATTTGATGTATTGCTACCACAAGCTAAACAATTATATTTTTTGGATACAGTTGTATTAATATTACTGATATTATTTTCGTTCTGCTTTTTATTTCTACCTTTCCAAGTATCAGTCAGAGCATGACAGTTTGGGCAAAGTAATTGTAAATTATCGTATTCATTATTTGTTCTATTACCGTCTTTGTGGTGAACTTCCAAAGGGATAGGAGATTCACGCCAATCTGTTAATCCACACAATTCACATTTATGAGATCTTTCGGTGATTAGATGTTTTTTGGAACTCTTATAGGAATTATATTGTGACCAATCCTTTAACTGTTGACCTTTATTCCACGCTTTACCTGTCCAATGGGAAGTATCTATCTGATAGAGTTGTAGATACTTTTTAACTACTGAAAAAGTTCCACCAGCATTTTCACTATATCCTAATTGGCGTATCAATCCTGCAACACTTTTACAGTTATTTGCTAATTCTTGTAATTTTTCTTTACCAATTTTATCTAATCTATTATAATTTTTCATAAGGCAGTTCGAACTCCTACTAGTATATATACGAATTGCCTTTTTAATGGGATTGGTGGGAATCGAACCCACATGGTCAATTGACCGACAGATTTTCTTACCACTATGGCTTTCGCCACCTTTCGTTTGTGGTCTGGACTATGCCTTCATCCGTTCTGGATGCCAACCGTCTAGTCTCTACACCTTCCCGTTAGGGCTTGGCTCGGCGTTGGGATTTTAAACCGTTCACCGAATTTGGCTGGATTCAATATTATATTCCTATAATAATGCTCATATTAATAAAGTCTGTTGCGTCTGCCTGTTCCGCCACAATCCCGAACTACCCCGCTTGGATTCGAACCAAGAAAAAGAGATCCAAAGTCTCCTGTGATACCGTTTCACCACGGGGTAACATCTCATCCATGCGCTAACTTACGCGCTCTTCGCTTCTTACTGCCAAGTTTTCGCTTGCGTCCAAATTTTCTATGTGGTGTTTTTCTACTCATGATTATCCTACTGTATTTGATATCAATGAGTACATAGCAATCCCGCTTGCTGTTCCTACATTGAGTGATCTCACTGATCCATACTGTTTAATATACAGTATGTCATCACAAATGTCAATAAGTTCCTGGGGAAGTCCAACCTGTTCTTGTCCGAAGATAAGAATGTAATGTGTATTTGAATCCCATGTATAAGTATTGATTGGACTTGCCCCAGGAATATTGTCAATACCAATGATCTCCACATCAGTATTGTAATCCCGTATAGACTTGATTTCATCATCAAGTTCAGATAGGGACTTGGTATGCTTGAAATGCGTGTAATGGTGTGTGCCTACGGTTCCTCGACGGTCGTATTGCTTTGCACCATACAGCACTACCTTCTTTGCAAGAAACGCATTCGCGTTACGAATGACTGTAGCAATATTGAAGTCATTATATAGATTACTGCAAACAACGGTAAAATTATTCCGCTTTGCGTCAAGATCAGCAATAATTGCTTCATGCTTCCAATAGTGGTAGTGGTCAATCACATTTCTCGTTTCCATATGCGTATTATACCATAACCTATGGGTCAAGTCAACCCTCTGCGTTTCATTTCTGCGTTAATTTGCTCAAGATCTTTTTCTGCGTTAATCATTTGCTTCTTGAACATTTTACGATCTTTGTACATCTTATCCATAAGTTCAGGAAGAAATCCTCGAATGTCTTTGCGATATGTAGTACCATTTGCAGCAACAGAAAGATTCTTTGTCTTGTATTTTTCCAATGCTTTTGTAGTAACTTCTGCGTTCTTTAGTACACCATCTGGTGCTACAATTCCACGCATACCATCCTCAGTCAATGTCTCAGGTGAGATGTTATACTGCATGATAAGATGTGGATATAGAGAATTCAAGTCGAAACTCACAACCCAGTTATATTTTCCTGGAACTGGTTCTTTGACATAAGCACCAGCATATTGTTCGTCTTTTCTTCCCTTACGCTTTGGAGGAATGATGATTCCCTTTTCCTTGAGGTACTTATAGATGATGACATCCCATGTGCGAACCTGAGAAAATACATCACTGAAGTTAACTCCTGCCGAATATGCAAGTGCCACTGCAAGTTCAATAAGTCTTAGTTTCTCTTCCAACTTCTGAACAAGTTCAACGTCACGAATATTATACTCAACAAACTTTTGAAAGTCTTTGCGATAAAACTCTGTAATGCTTTCATACTCAGTATAGGATAACTTTCGTTCTCCTAGTTCAACATATGCGATATGGTTGAGTGCGTATGATTCTTGATTTACATATGTAAATGTCTGATACACTTCATAATAGTCAAGCATTGAAACACCAACAATATCATACACTTGCTCCTCTTTGCCTGAGTTGCGTGTGATTTGACGATCCTTAAGTTTACCCCACGGTGATAACTTCTTTGCTGTTTTTGCACCTAGCAGTTTTTTGATTCGATTGATTAGATAAGGAAAGTCAAAGAACCGAATGTTCCACCCTGATACAATATCAGGATAATTTGCTGCAAAGTAATCAATAAATGTTTGCAGCATGTCGCTTTCATCTTCAAATTCAAACACACGAATATCTTGTGATGTTTTAAACTTACCAAGACAGAAAGTTGCTTTACCAGTTCTTGTTGATGAAACTGAAATTACATTAATACTTTCTTCTGGGTTTTCAATAGAAGGCCACCCCTTCTCTGAGGTTGTCTCAATGTCGATATACATTATGTCAATCTTTGAAAAGTCATATGACATATTGCTACCATACTCATCTTGAATAAAATGATACTCTGGTTGAATATCTCCGTGAATATCAAAGTTCTTGACTTCGCTATAACTTTTTACAAACTCTTTATAAGAGTCATAAGAATCAAACTTCATCTCTGTGAGATATTCACCAGCGATAGAAACATTGTCTGTTTTCTTTTTTGACGATAAAAATACACTTGGAGTAAATGGTTTGCTTAGATATTTACGAGTGCCATCCGATTGAATTTCTGCACACAGCATCTCAGAAAAATCATAATATATGTTGGTATAAAATTTCATTGTGTTGGTTCCACGCAACAATTATCGTAGCAGGGAGGTTCAGGTGGATCTATTATAGCAGGAGTTAATGCTCTTGTAAATTCTTTTCCTTTGATTATGTTTTGATGATCTTCAAATTTAGAACCATCCTTGTACATTCCACGAAGATAATCTCTTTCACCTTTGTTACCATTATTAGAAAGATTCTTATTGTAATTTATCCTAGAGGTAGTCCACTCATAATACCTAGAAGCAAGAGTTGGGTTTTCATTTAGATTTCTGATCTCTGGTTCCCATTGCTCAAGATATCCTCGTTGTATTGGAAAGAAAGAACAAATGGGTTCTCCTTCTTCAAATACAATTTCGTAATTTGGTTCTGTTATTTTCCAATTCATTGTAAATGTAAAAGGCAACCAATCAGTTTCAACTATGCCTTCAAGTGCTACTATTCCCCGCTTAGGATTGTTTGCTGGACCTTTTACATAAAGATTGTGCTTTTGTTCAGTTCTAATCAAAAACCCCATATTAAAAGTTAATACAGAAGATCCAAAGTGTGCAGCTGCTGGATGATTTGGCGGTGCATTTATAATAACATCTTTTATATTTTTGCCACCATTCCATATTACACTAAAAGTAGATGGATTGAGAACATCCCAACCAAATCCATTTGCTACAGTTAATGGTAAACACCTATATGCAAAAGCATTATGCGTATCATCCATCCACTTTCTTTTTTTATTTGGAGTTGAAATTTTAAGTGGATTGTAAATATTATATGCAGTTATTCTCATTTTGATTTTAGATATGCCGCAAGAAGAACAGAATAGTTGATCATATCGATAAGTGTATCATATACACTTTCGTCTTCAACATCAAGTTTTCCTTTTGCGGCAAACGATGAAAGTCGTGACATCTTATCAGTCATACGAACTAAAAATGCTTGCTCTGTTGTACAAATTCCTAATGCTTCTGCTCTTCTAAAATTAGCAAAAGGATTAACACCATCACTGCCAGCATAATCTGCATTTTTCTTTTTCATCAGTTCGAGAGCATACACACACATTTCTTCGTGTATTTTAAATAGTTCTTCACGGGTCATAATTATTCTCCAAATAGTGTTTCTAGTGTAGCGGGTTTTACAGAAAGATCAAATCCTTTCTTTGAAAAACACCATATGTTTTCTATGAAAGTATTATCTAGATGTTTCTTTAAATCACTTCGGTCTATGTTCTTTGGTCTTTGTTTTATTCTCATGCCAATCTGACCATCAAACTTTCCACCAAGACTTTGTACAAGATCTACCATTTGATCGCATGTGTTATATCGTTTACCATGCACAGAAGGATCCATGATATTAATCATCATCATTCCATTGTCGGATAGAGATTCATAGCAAGCACTAATAACTGGTTTATAAAATTTATCCCACCAATTATCATATTTTTGATATCTAAACCACGATTGCTTCCAATCATCACCACCTTCATCATATAACTCTGTAGCAAAATAAGGAGGTGATGTAAAGATGCAATCATATCTATTTTGTTTTATGATATGAAGAATATCTTCAGCAGGAGCATTGTATGCAACTACTTCTTTGCCAGATGCACCAACACACCTAAACGCATCATAGATATGGTCTTTAACTTTAATTTGAAAATCTTTGATCAGTGGTTTTTCGCCACTAATTAATGTCTCATATGCAACACATTGTTCTTTGTAAACTCTGAACACATTTGGATTTGGATCAGTTCCCATATAACTTAATGCACTTGATGTATAGAATCCAGCAAGTCTATCTCCCCAACCCATGCTAAAGTCAAGTATAGTTTTTACAGTAGATCCAGTCTTGGCAAAAGAAAAATCAAATAAAGTTTTTGCTACTTGTGGTTTGAATTGTGTTGCCACATATGCACCAAGACGAAATGATCCGCGGATCTTATCATGATTAATTCCATGATCATCAAGTCTCCAAAATGTCCAATTCATTTTTTCCAATAGATCTGGAGAATACCAATATTCGTTTGGAGAAACAAATCCATGCGAACTACAATCATAACGATTTCTTTGTTGAAAATAATTGCTGATATCATTAAAATAATGACCAAAAGCAATAACAAAATTACCATGCTGTGAGTATGGATATTTGTAGTCTTTATACTTTTCAACTACATTTCCAGAATCATTCATAATAAATTCTGTGTATGGAGTACAGCGAAGTTCTCTGAATTTCTTTTCAACTTCTTTTTTATCAATTTTTCTGTATGGAAATAAAACAGTCTCGCGTGAAATATACTCCGCGAGTCCTTTTTTAATTTCTTCTTTTGTAAATTGTTTATTAAACTCTACCCAATCATTACCACCAATAATAGGGATGCCTTCGGCATCAGCAAACTTTTTAAGGAAGTTTATAACCTCTTCAATTTTGTTGTTCATTAAACACCTGTGGAACCAAATCCACCATCACGATCACTTTTTCTCTCAGGTCTTTCTTTAATTATTTCAATTTGAATTTGTTCACTGAGAACCATTTCCGCCTGTGCTATACGATCCCCATCGTATATTTTTATTCTTTCTTGTGAATTGTTGTATATGGGAATGTAAATTTGTTGCACATAATCAGAATCAATTATACCAACACAATTAATCAGATTCAATCCTTTTTTTGTAGAAAGTCCAGATCTTGGATAAATTTTTACACAATGTTTTTCTGGTATATCAAAAATTAATCCTGTTGGAACAAGTGCTCTCCACTCAGAAGGAATCTGAATATTGTTACCCTTTTCATCTTGATTTGCTAGTGATACTACTTCTTTGTTATCTTTTGTATAAAGTTTAACTGATGTTTGAAATTCAATAAATGCTGATACATCAAAACAAGCTGCATTCATTGTTCCATACTGTGGTGTATGTGCATTATCATAAAGTTTGTATATTTTTAAATTCATAATAGTATTATAGTTTAGCAATTTGTATATTGCAAGCTCTGTTCACAAACGATTGAAATCCCTGACCAGGAGCGGTTCCCGTTGGATTATTGTTTGCAGTCAATGATGTAGCATAAGCATTTGCACCATGATTTTTAACATTTATTTTAAAAGTATAATAAATGGGAAGTTCTATTATTGCTGATCCATTTTGAGTTCCAGTCAAAGCACCATCAGCAGAACTTACAAGCGGAGGACATAATAAAGACGTAAATCCATATATGTTATCAGCATCTACTGTTATCGATCCTCCCTGCCCTGTATCGTTAGCAAATCCTGTTCTTTGAATCCATGCAGACCTGATTATATTTCTACTTGTATATGATTCTGCTAGTGCAAATCCAGCCCATGTAACTTGATAAGTTATTAAAAGATATAGTGTACTTGAACCAAGATTTGTAAATACACCATTAGCGTATGTTAAATTTGGTATACCACCAACTGGAGTCTGATAATCTGTCAGATTAAACGTAACAGTAGCAATTGTATCTGATGGAACTGTTACTGTTGAATCTGCATACCTTGAAACTACAGCTGCAGCAATACTTGGACTACCAGCATTTGTATCAATATAAGTTTTAACTGCTTTTTGAGTTGGAATTTTATAATCACTATTTGTTGTGAGTAAAGTATCAGTAGAAACCTCACACCCAAATGTTATTGCCCTACCTTGATTATTTCCAATATAAAATGCGTAATTTCCAGCAGTTAAGTTAACTCCAAGTTCTCCTGCAGTCAATCCACTAGTAGATATTACCGACCCTGAACTTATATTTTCAGTGTATATTGGTGGTAATGAAGTACCTCTTTTAATTTTAATTATAGGATTTGCCATTAATTTTCACCTAGTTTAGTTATTTGTATTCTTATTGCTTTTCCAACTCCAATAACTGGATCATTTCTAAAATCACTTGTTCCGCTAGAAACATCACCAGCGTTTAAAGATGTATCTGCTGATCGTATTCTGTATATTAATTGCAGTCTCCATTTTGCAGTTTGTGTAAATTGTGGCAATCGAATAGTTGCATTCCCAGACATCATAGTTGGTAAACTTGCAGTGTTTGCAATTATACCACCAATTACAGGAGGTGTTGTTACAGCACCATAATAAAACGTATTATTTGTTGGATTGCTTGTGTTTATTAATCGTAAAGCAGACATTCTCCAATATCCTAATGAATTTGCTTCAGTCGATAAAACAGAATTACTTATAGACTGAAAATGAATACTGTAATTTACATTTAAAAACATTTGTGTTTTAGTATCTTGAAAAAATCCCATAGTTGAAGGATCAGCAGGATCTTCTACTTTCAGATTCATATTTGGAGTTTGGGTATACACAATACTACTAAAATCAATAGCTTCTAGGGTTGAAGAACTGTTTAAAACGTTTGTGCCAATCGTTGCTATTAGTGTTTCTCTTGCTGTTGCTGAAGGCGAACTTAAGGTTGAAACGTAAGTTTTAATTGCCTGTTCAGTTGCAATTAAATTATCACTTGGTGCTAATCCGCCCAAAGAAGCATCAGAAGAAACAGCAGCACCTATAGGCACTGCTGTTCCTAAATCATTTCCCACATAAAATCTATTTTGACCCAAATCAACAGCAAGTTCACTGGGACTAAGTTGTGTTGTGGGAATAAAATTTACATTTCTTTTAATTTTTAATCTTGGATTTGGTCTTGCCATAATATAAATCTTTCATTTTAATAATTTCCACAATCAATTATTGTTCCATCTGCGAGAGTCTTATTATATATGATCTGCTGCGTTAGTTCAACAGATCCAAGACCAGAATCACTAGAACTAGATCTACCAGTATCAACTAGTTGTATATGACTATTTAATCCTGGATTTCTAACTGTTAAGTTTCTGCTTCCATTTGAACCATTATATTGTATTCTAAGTGCATTTGCTTCTCCACCAAATTGACCAGTATTAGCGGTTACATCAAATGTGATACCTCTTGCAAATTTGACCACACCAGCTGCGACATCATTAAAAATGACATTTGCATTATTTCCAAGAGTGATTTGTCCTATATTAGCAGAATTGGAAGGAGCAACTATTTTTGCAAATCCATCAAACGAAAGGTCTGTGCGAAGACTTGTTGTTCCAGTTCTCAATGAAACAGTTGTCAAATCACTAGTAATGCCAACTGTGTTAATTTCACTAAATTGTGCTGGACCTAATCTTCCGCTACTAACAAAAGTGTAAGTATTTGATCCAGTTGTAAATGTTTGTAAACCTGCATCAACAATATATTTGAATGTTCCCTCAGACGCATCAACACCAACAAATCCTCGTTTTGGTCCTTCAGCTGAAGATGCTTGATTCAGCAATGGAGAGTAAGGAAGTCTACTGTAAGTATGAAGTATTAAACCTCTATCTCCAGTATAACCAGATTGTGAAGTTGTAATTGAACCATATGGATCAGAATATCCAGTACCAGCAGAAACACCACCAATACTTACCAATGCACTTTCAGTTGAAAGATCCCTTACATTAAAGAATGCTGTTCCACCATGAACATAAATTGATCCATTTACAACCAAGTCACCAGTAAGTCCAAGATTGCCACCAGGAGTATTAACTCCACCTTGACCACCTTCAAGTTGATACAAACATCCAGTTTTAGCATTAATTAAATCGCCAGTTAACCAAATATCTTTATTGACATATAAAGAATCTTTTCCTACAAGATTACCATGTACAACTACAGAAGAAGTGGATTCTTTGTGATTTACATCATTTTTTGTATAACCATACCAAACTGGATTATTTGGATCAGCTTGGCATGATGGGAATGTAGGAGGGAATCCTACACACACACCACCAGGACAAGAACTTGGAAGAGAATTAGGATCAAATCCCTCTTGAATATAAGCAATCATATTTTCAGCGTTTGGATATGCAACAAGTCTAACTTCTGCATGTAATCCAGTCATTTGTGGATCTGGACCATCAGTTCTATCCACCACGCCTTCTCTTGCGCGAAGTATTAATAGTTTACCAGGTTCTGTGAATGGTCCAAGATTGCTTGTACTTGGACTGAATGGATCTTGGGGGTTATTGCTGCCATATGTCACAGCAGCTGTTAATCCACCTTCAACCACGTCTGTTGTTAATTTACTGTAACCAATTGGTGTAATAAAATAATCGTCCATACCACAATGAGGAAGAGGAGGAACTGAAGTTGCTCTTGCAGTAGGAATTGTTATTAATGGATATGAATATGGGGGAGACTCTAAAAATACATTTGAAGGCAAAACTAGTTGACTAGATAATCCAACATATAAATCTCCATCTTTTGTGGATGGAGCTCCATTTTGTCCACTATCTTGTTTTGTTACAAGACCATTTAATCCAATAAATTCAATTACACCAGTGACACCAGACCCTGAGTAAGTTCCTACATAATCTTCTATAGATTCTGTTGTATAATCTGCTTGAATACCTGATATTGCTCCACCACCACCACCACCAGAGGAAGAGATAGTGATTGTATTTTCAGTAGCACCAGAACCTCTTGATAATTGTATATTTGTTCCAGCAACAAGATTTATAGGTCCAGATAATCCTGTACCACCAAGTAAAGCTCCGCCACTGTCATAGGCAGAAACCATATTAACGCCACTATTGTATATAAAAAGAACTCTACTGTTTCCATCAGGACTTGTTCCTGCGGAAATACCTATACCTCTACCGGCTACTACATTTAAAGAGTCTATACTATTAGCAGTTGCAGTACCAGCGGATACAATTCCACCATTGTATATTCCAGTAGACGAATATCCAACAGTTGAAGGAACAGCTCCTGCTACACGATTAAATTGACTTCCGCTATAGGCAACTGTTATGCCATTAGTAATTACATCTTGTGTTAAAGTTATATTAGTGCCACCAAGCAACCGAACAGGACCAGACAGACCAACTCCGTTACCAGCTGCTATGGAGGTGATACCAGTATTATATGTTCTTAAAAGATTGCTGGCATCATCATATGCAAAATAGACACCATAATCAAATGCTTTAGGGTGTAGAATTGTTTGAGTATTTGTTGTAATTCCAGGATATGCAGCATCTTGTACTGCTTGAGTAAATCCAGCTGGTTTTGATGCGGTAAATGAAAGAGGTGTTTGAGATATTGCCTCAATATGCCCAGTGGTATTATATTTAATAGTTAATAATTGTGGTACACCATTAACTATTGCATCCACTGTACCAGAACCAGAACCTGAATTATCGTGAAAAATATTAATACTATTTGCACTAGATGTTGTATCAATTCCAATAGGAGTTGTGTTAGTTATTACTTGTCGATTTGCCAAATTAATTGATTGGGTAAATCCAGACAATGACACTATTGGAGTAATGCTAGAAATATTTCCAGTAAATCCAGCAATTCCAGTTACACCAATATTTGTAACTTGGACAGATCCGCCAGAATTTGATGTTGTGAAAAGTATACCACTACCACCAATAAATGTTAGACCATCTCTTCCAGATTTTGCTCTTACTGTATCTCCAACTGCATTTCCAATTGCATTTATCGAAGTAAATCCTCGAATAACACCAGTATTGGATACAATGTATGAAGTACCAGCGGGACCACCAGCAACTACACTAATGCCTTCTCCACCTGAGAATTCAACACCAACTGCCGCTGCAATTACTGCTTCTGAAACATATTGCTTTACAGCATATGTTGATGGAATAGTATAATTTGAATATCCAAGTGCATTATTTACAACAGCACCATTTCCACCAAATTTAACATCATTGGATATCTGATAACCAATTGGGATTACGTTAGAAACTGTAGATCCAATTTTTGTATTTTGTATGGAATCGTCAAAATGACCAGTATAACCACCAGATCCAAGCATACCAACATACAACACACCTGTATTAGCATCAAATGCAAACTCACCAGCAGTTAATCCGCTGTTTGTGACTGGAACCCATACTGGTGGTTTACCTGTACCTCTTTTAATTTTGATAATTGGACTTGGCATTAATAATCTCCCGCATCAACTGCGACATCTGTTACTATTTCTAGATCTGTATCGAACGAATAACCCTTAAACGCTGTCTTGGTAACCACTTCCCCATCAACTAAAAGGTTACCCTTTATATTTATGTTACCATTTATTTGCACATCAGAAGTATTTACCCCACCCATGGTAACCCCATTTGCAAACATCAAGACTGGAACTTGAATATAATTTTCTACTACAACAATTGGAGTTAGTCCAACACGAACATCTCCAGTTGATCCAGTAACTAGTATTTGATTGTTGGTTCCTACAAGAGATCCCAAACCAAGACTTCTCCAATCAGAACCATTATAGTAATAAATTTTATTATCCGCATCATTATAAACAATTCCACCTTCATTTGTTTTTGTGTTACTAACATCAACATACAAAGCAAAATCACTAGAAGTTTTAATTACAATATCATTATTTGAAAGTCCAGATATTGTTCCAAAGTTTGGATGTAATGCAGAAGCATTTCTAATAATATATTTAGACCCTTGAGTTAAATCTGGAGAAAGGGATGCATTTTCTTGTATACCTTTAATTCTATAATCAATATTTGAGGTGTCCATTAAATAGAAAAATGCTGTACTAGTGACATTTGATGATCTATTTTTCTGAGCAATGTTTGAAATTAGTTCAATTGGCATTATGTCACCGAAATACTTACTGTACCAAGATTACCCTGTTCACTTCTCCATATCACATAAGTTTCAACATAATTATTAGAATTTGTATATAAAAAAGTTCCTACTTGTTGCTGAAATCCACCTTCGATATTTGTAAAATTATCTTTAAATGTTGCTGTCCCCAATCTCGCTGGGTATGCATAATACAAATAATACGGAGAAGCGTTGTCCTGACTCATAGTAATATTTATGGTGAATGCCCTTGATCCATTCAATACTGGAGTTAATGAAGAAAAATTAGAACTTGTTATGGATGTTAATTGTGATTGACCATAAAAAATATAATTGTAAAAATAAACATCATAATTTTTAACTTTATATGACACAGTTCCGTTTGAATCAAATCCCGTTGCACCTAATTGTATTCTATAATAATCTGGATTTGATCCAACATTATTGTATTGTAATTGCCTGTAAACTAAATTTTGTAAAGAACTAAAATCATAAATTGTATAGTTTAAATTAAAATTAGAAGAGTCAGGAAACCCAGTTTGCTCAAATATAGTAGCATTTGTTGCTCGCATTTGTGCTTCAGATGCAAGTTGATTATATGTTATATTACCAATGAATGAATTTAAATTAAAATTTGTTCCTTGCGTCCCAACTAACTGAGGATTCAATCCAGGTATATTAAATGATAAAATATCAAAATTAAATTCTGATTGACGAAACACATCATAATTTTTAATAAAGTCAAAGGATACAGATCCATCTTCTTGTAAAAATGCAACTTTTCTTGCTGGACCAGAATCTGCACTGAAAGATGTTGGTGCATTATGAGTTGGTGGTGTATAGGGTGAACCAATATTTGGTTCATCTAATTTTAAAGTAACTTCAACAATTCCAGTTGGACCCGATACAGTTATACCAACTCCACCTGTTATGCCAGCAATATAATCTCCAGATATACCACCAACAATTACAGAACCACCAGAAGATCCAAGAGATGCCCAACCGTAACCATTCCATCTCCAACGAATGCCGTTGTACACATAGATTTGATTTACTGCAGGATTCGATGGAAAGTTAAGTGGCATATCATGTTATTTCTAATACAGATA